AATTGAAATCAAACCAAAGAAGCAAACAATAGAACCACAAGTCCAAAAGAGAAAGACAAAAGGATATATCTATGAGGTCTATGAGTATGCCAAGAATCAGGCAAAGTGGAAGGCAGCAGAAGAGTTTTGTAAAGACCGTCAGTGGCAGTTTAAAGTTCTTACAGAAGATGACCTAGGTATCAAATAATGCCAAGAAAAACTCTCAAACAAAGAAAAGGACCAAATCCTACAAGTGATAAGAGTAATCGTATTCGTAATGTTTTGGATAATCTAATTGGAAATGAAGACCCTGATGATTTAATGATTGAGATATTGGATGCCATACAAGAAAGTGGAAAGATTCCTACTGTCGGCAAGTATTATGTTTTTGTCTATAATCCCAAGACACCTAATATACAATACGACCAAAATCCATTAGTCGCAGTAACTGATATATTCAACTGGGGATTTAGGGGTATTAACTTTCACTGGGGGTCTAAAGGAGTTAGACAATATACTTGGGATGAAATACCTGGTTCTTTATATGAGGTTTATGCAGAAGAACTTGCAGACCTAAGAGAGATACCTTTTGGTAAAATCCGTCTAAATAGTTAGAAAAATTAAATGGCTTTTAACGCTAGTACAGATTTTAATTTAAATGCGGCAATGTCAACGGTTGGTTCACCAAACGTTTCTTATGCTACGAATCTTACTGGCATTGCAAGACCAGCACAAAAACCAGCACTAAGATATAGGTATCCACAGAAAAGTATTGGTAAGGATGACGACTACTTGGAGATAAATGTTATTGAGTATGTTCCACCCGGAACTGAAACCGGAAAGAATAATCTCAAATTAAAAACTGGAACAGAAACTAATTCCAATCAAAGGGCATTATCCACAATACAACTACCAATTCCGGCAAATATTGGTGATACTAACCAGGTTAATTGGGGTGATGATACTTTAAACCCTCTTGCCGCTTTGGGTGCAGAGAAAGCAGGAGAAATTCTTAAATCAGGAGACCTTGGAGCAGGTATTGCGGATGCCTTTAATTCTGCGGGAGTAACTCTTTCAAAAGTTGCAACTCAAGGTGGGGGACAAAGTTTACTTGTAAACTATTTTAAATCAAAATTGGTGAATAGTGTAGCAAATGGAAGTGTAGACCCTAAAGCACTATTATCAAGAGCAGAAGGAAGTGTTCTAAATCCAAACTTAGAACTATTATTCGGTGGTGTTAATTTAAGGTCTTTTTCTTTTGATTTTGATTTTGCTCCAAGAAACTTAGAAGAATCAAATGTTGTTAAACAAATTATAAGAATATTCAAACAATCAATGGCACCAAAAACTGGTAGTAATACCTCAGGTGCCGGACTATTCATTGAGGCTCCAAATGTCTTCCTTCTAAAATATAAAACTGGAAGTCGTGACCATCCATATCTAAACAAATTCAAACCCTGTGCCCTCACAAATATGGGTATGAATTATACGGGTTCTGGTTCATATGCAACTTATGCGGATAAGACACCAGTTCATATGAAATTAAGTCTGAGTTTTACCGAACTCAATCCAATTTACAATGAAGATTATGAGAGTGATGTTGGAAAACAAGCAGTAGGTTACTAAAATGTCTTATTTCAGAGAACTACCAGACATAGAATATCAATCTCCTTTTGTGGATAGTAATTCTTCACAGAATTATGTAAGAGCAAAGAATCTATTTCGTCGTGTAAAACTTCGTGATGATTTAAAGAATGTTTTTACTCTGTTCAATAAGTATCAGATTCCAGAAGGTGCAAGACCGGATATTGTTGCAGAAGCAGTTTATGGTAGAGCAGATTATGATTGGGTAGTTCTTATGACTGCTGGCATTGTAAACGTAAGAGACGAATGGCCTCTTTCCAATAGAGACCTTTACAGATATGCCGAAAACATTTATGGTGAAGATTTAAATGCTGTTCATCATTATGAGACTATAGAAGTTAAAGATTCGAATGGAAGATTGATTCTTCCTGCTGGTAAGGTTGTTGATTCTACATTCAGTATTCAAGATCCAAGTGATTATAGAGCAACCTTAAATCCAGTTGTAGGTATTAGTAATTATGAATATGAAACTATAAAAAACGAAGAGAAGAGATCGATATACTTACTAAGACCAGATTATCTACAACAGTACTTAAATGATATGAAGAAAATTATGTATTATGAAAAGTCTTCACAGTATGTGAGTAAAAAACTAATTCGTACTGAGAATACCAGAGTAACGATGCCATAAAAAAAAGGGGAGGTTGCCCTCCCCATTATAGTTATTCTGCTAATTTTGCGAAATAGGACATCGTGTCATCCTCATCTTCATCATAGGAAGAAGACTTAGAAGGAGTCAGATTACTCAGTTCGGTACGAAGATCTTCATCAAGGTCACGAACCGAACCACGGGAAGTTGATTCCTCATCAGCAACCTCAGCATCCTGACGACGAGTTCCTTTGTTACCAAGAACATAATCAAGACGCTTCTTCAGTTCATCATAAGACTTGAACTGGTCGGGAGCAACGAGTTCTGCAAGAGAATATTGCTTCTTCCAGATTGCTTCCATTGCATCATCATCGTCCAGCATAGCACCCTGTGCGGCAAACTCACTGGAATCATAGTTACGATAACCAGCAACATTCTTTGCCTTCAGTTTGAAGTTAGCACCCTGCCAGAAATCAAACGGATCGATAGGAGTCTCATCCTCAAACTCAGGTTGCATTGCGGCAGTGATCTTATCAAAGATTTTCTTACCGAACTTATAAAGGAAGACTTTACCTTCGTTAGCAGGATTTGCGGGATCTTTGACCACATAGATGTTACTCACATAAGTCAGTTTGCGTTTCTGCTTACGGGCAATTTCTTTACCAGCATCAGTACCATTGTTCCAGAGTTCGGAGTTGAGTTCCGACACAGGATCCTTTTGATTCAGAGTGGTCAGAGAGTTCTCAATGAACCAACCACCAGGTCCTTGGAAGGCATGGGAGTACAGTTTCACAAACGGCAGGTCTTCACCGTTAGGAGCAGGGAGGAAACGAATGACGGCATAACCATTGCCGCTCTTATCACATTCGAGTTTCCAGATACGATCATCACCAGATGATGCACTATTATTCATTTTTTCTACTTCTTTAACCAGTTTCGCAGTCAGCGAACCAAGTTTAGATTGTTTTTTAAGATCAGAAAAACTCATTTGGATACCTTGGATAGTTTTGGATTTGTTGGATTACTTGGATAGTATAGCAAGGATGGTCTCACTTGTCAAGAAATTCTTTGAGAGACTCAATGGTCTTATTCATACTATTAAAAAGTAAATTCATATCAGTGTCTGGTGAGAATCCCATCAGTACCACTGATTTACGTAAATTCTCTTTCATCTCAACCGCTTGTGGATCATCAGAAAGAGAAAGTCTTGTGTACATAATGCGTTGCTTTTCTAACAACAAAGTCATTTTTTCAATGTGTTCCAGTTTATCTTCACGGGACATTGAACCAAATGATAAAATACTCCCATAAATGAACTTTTGAAGATCATTAATTTCTTCTAGTTCTTCCTGAATTAATTCGGAATCAAAGAATTTACTCATTTACAATTTCTCGCAGAAGTTTTTTGTACTGAAACTTATCAATATTTAGAAATGGATTATACTTCTTGATTTTTAAACTTACGGTTTCCCACACAGGGTCTAGTAGTTTCTTATCAAACACGTTCCCGAACAGGAAAATTTTGTCGTATATAACTAGTGTTTCAATACAAATCTTCCCGCTCAGGAATTTTTTTAGAACCGGTGGATGACCCCTGGAGCAGTTGAAGGCATCCTCTAATTTTGTTTCCGAGAGTAATTCTTCCGATTGTTCTTTGAACAAGTAGGTCAAACTCTGCTGTCGTTTCATCCACTCTGTGTACGTTCTTTCTCCAGAGTTTATAATTTCTCCAATCCATACGTTTTGTGGGTTATCGGCAGCAAGAAAGTTGGCAAGAAAATAATCGACAATTTCTTTATCAGAATATTTACGACTGGATTTTTCAAACCAGTA